GCACATCGCACACCACATCGCCTTTTTCATTCGGTTTGAACACCAGCACAGCATCAGCAAATGTGTGGGTGTAGGTCTTGTTGCGCCGGTAGGCTTGTACGAGTGCCATGGGAATCTCCTTGTGAACCAAAAACGGGGCAGCGTGTTACAGCCGCCCCGGAACCAACCCAGAGAATCAACCCTGCAGCAACATCAACAGTTGGCCGACCTTGCCGGAACCGGCGTAGGTGGCGGCGGCCGTGGTGCACTTGAGCACGATTTCACGGTCGCCAGAGAGCAAGGTGGTGGCCTTGACCTGGCCTTGCGCGCAAACGCTGGTGGCGTTGCGCACCACAGCATTGCTTTGGCCGGCAGTGAGCGCAGAACCCCAGACTTCCGAGCCGATGTCGGTAGACACCGGAACGGCCAGGGTGGCATTGGACACACCAAGTGACCAGGCAATGGCAGCCACGCCCGTGTCGATGTCCGGGAATACCAGCGCCCAGTCCAGGCACTTATAGCCTTCTGGCAGGGTGCAAAGCTGGATGTAGTCATTGGCCGCATAGGCAGCAGCGGAGAACTCCACATCCACAGCCGTCCACTCGGGATAGGCTTCGGACGGGAGAACAAGGGGCTTCGCATTGGTGAAGCATTTGGTTTGGGTTTTTGCCACGATAGGCTCCTAAGAAGTTGTGAGGTTGTACAAGCGCAGGCCCGGTAAAGGGCCTGCTGCCTTATCAGGCAACGTCAGCGCAGTAGGTGTCCAGGGCAATCACGCCGAAGTCACGGGTCACAGCACCGTCTTTGCTCTTGTAGGTGGACTTCTTCACACCCATGATGCAGTGGGTGCCGATTTCCACCTGGTCTTCGTGGTCGGTCATCACTTCGGTCCAGCGGTAGCGGGTGCCCATGCCACCCGACGAACCGTAGGCCAGTTCACCGGCTTGCGAACCCAGGAACAGCGCGCGTGCCGCCTTGATGGCACCACCGCCGTAGTCGTTGAAACGCATCACGTTGCGGTGCTTGTGGATCACGCAGTCGGCGTACATGCCGCCACTGTTCTTGAACAGCAGCGCATTCGAGCCCGAAGCGGCAGCCGCGGCCTTCTGGATGTCGAGCCACTGGCCGGTGCTGGCGTTGGCCTTCATCGCGTCATACTGGAAGGTGTGGCACAGCACCACATAGCACTTCTTGCCGTCCACGTTCACCGGCACCATGCTCAGCTCGTTGGTGCCGTCGCCGCCCATGGTTTCAGCCTTGGCCACCGCGCGGTCGATCAGGCGCAGATCGAAGCCGTCATCGGTGCCGATGTCGCCCTTGGCCGTGGCATTGCCGCCGTACATCAGGTGTTGGCTGTCCGGTGCCGTGATCGCGTTGACGGTGAACATGGCGTTGGCGGCGGTCCACAGATAGCCGGTGCCGCCGTAGTTGCCAAAGCCGCCCGACAGGTAGATGAAGTGCAATTCATCCTGCAGGCGAGCCCACCAGTCTTTCATCACGATCTTGGCGTCTTCACGCAGGTTGCGCAGCGTCGCCTTGCTGGTCACGCGGTCACCGGCCCCCACCGCACCGCGCACCTGGTCGATGCGCAGCTTGTCGGTGAAGTATTTCAGCGGGGCGCCGCGGCCTTCGAGCTTGGCCTGAACCACGGGCTCCATGGACATGGGCATCAGCAGATCGACGGTGACTTCCAGACCGGCGTCTTTTTCCAGGTCGGTGATGACCTGAATCGGGGTGCGAGCGCGTTTGCTCTCGCTGGCCATGGAGCTCGAAAAATAGCTCTCACGGTTGATGGCTACGGCAAGGTCCGTACCCCATTTTTTCACTTCTTGCGGGTCGTTGACCCCAAATTTGGTTTGCATGGCAGTAATGCTCCTGTTCAAGATTTCCACAGGGCTGCACTACTGCGCGGCCTAAACGACAAGATTTGCGGCTCTTGTTCGGCCGATACCTGGCTACTTCACGCCAGCCTTCGCAAAATTCGCCATGGCGGGCGAGATGCGATGAACGCTGGTCGGCTTGGTGAAGTCCAGACGAATCCGGGCGCGTTGCCCGGACTTTTCTTCGACACGTAGCTTGATGCCGTCCCCAATGGCGATTGACTCACCAGTGCGGACCTCACCGAACCACGTATTGCTGTCTTTTGTCACTCTGCCATCCACCGATCACGTTGGTCGTTTGTTAGCCTTGCATGCGCCTTTTCCAGTTCCAGCCCTTCGAGGTTGCGCATGTGGGCAAACTCGTCGGCATTCACTGCACCAGTCGCAGCAACAGGTACGCTACGAAGTGTCGGCGGCATTTCTGCGAGGTCAACCCCATTGCGGGGGGTGGGTGCAGGTTTTTTTGCAGCCGGCGTGAAACCCAGATCATCCTTGGTCAACCGGTGCGCCTCGGCCAGGAACCACGGGGCATCGCGGTTCTCGTTCTTGGGGTCGGCGCCCAAGGCGCGCAGGTTGGTGTTGTAGGCGGCCAGCAGGGCGGGCTTGCCCTTGTAATCCAGACCCTCGGTCTTGAACGAATTGAAGGCTGCAGACTCGGCCTTGCTCCACTCGGCGCGCGCAGCCTGTTCTGCCGCCTGGGCGTTGGCCTGCTCGAAGATGCTGGCGGCCATGGCCTTGGTTTTCAGGTCATCAATGGCGGCCTCGGTGCGGTCCTTCACCAACTTGTATTCGTCGGCGTCAATCTCGCCGTCCATCAGCTTCTTGAAGGATGCGCTTTCCTCGTTTTTGAGCGTGGTGATCTGCTCCTTGGCATCGGCAGGAACCTCGGCGCTGTACTGGGGCACAAACGGGGCATTGGCTTGTGCGGTCTGGGCAGCAGCAGCCGCTTCGGCCTCCACGGCAGCATTGGCAGCAGCCGCGGCCACGTCAGCCGCATCCTGGTCAGCAGCCGCGTCGGCGTGCGGGTCGGTGGAACTAGTTCCACTTTCCTCTGCTGGCACATCCAGCAAAGCGGCAATCTCGGACTTGGCCAGCATGCTCAGGTCCTGCTCGGTGTAGCCCTGGGCGGTGAGGTTGGCCAGGTCGGTTTCGTTGATGTCGAGTGTCATGGTGGGTTCTCTTTGGGTTGGTTGTCGGGTTAGGCTGACAGGCGTTCTTTGAGTGCGTAGCCCATGAGGGGCCATATTTTTGCCACCGCATTGGCGCGGGCGATCTTCTTGCCAATCTCGGCATCGAAGTTCTCGGGGCTGGCACAGGCGCTTTCGCCGGTCACAGTGAAGCCGTTTCGCAGCACCAGCACGCAGAAGGTCAACAGATCAATGGATGACTCATAGCACCACGATTCTTCAGCGTGTGCTCCGGCAATACCTTCACCAGCAGTGAAGTAATGCTCACTGGCGATGTTTGCCTCAATATCCGCAGGCGTCACGCGCGGGGCGGTCAGGCCCTTGGATTGGATTTCTTGCTCGATGGCTTGGTCAGCGGCGCTCATGCTTGTGCTCCCACCGGCGCGAATGCTGCGATGCGCTCACCAAGGATTTCGGAGTAGGTCCGCATGGCCACACCCTGGCGCAGCAGCCGCGATTGCTCAGACTCAGGCAGTCCATGGAACAATGCGGTGGAGTAGAACGCGGTCAGCTTGGAGCGTTTGTCATCAAGTTCGGCCTTCTCGGCCACCACGCGCTGCTGGTGCGGCGGCAGGCCAGACACATCGCCAATTGAAAGGTAGGCGTTGTCGAACTGCTCCTTTGGACTCCAGCTCACATAGCCTGCGTATGTTGTGTTGGGTTTTCCGCCATCGGTGTATTCAACAAGGTAGCCGTCGTCCTTGCCGTTCTCGTCAGCAGGAAGTACCCAGCCTCGAAAAAAGTTGTAATCCGCCCGCGTCATGGGCTTGGCATTGATGATCTTGGTTCCGATGTAGGTTTTCATGGTGATTTCCTGGTTGGTTTACTGCATCGCCGGGCCGTTGTCGGCTGGCGTCACGGTTTCAATGCCCTGCTGCATCCCTTCGAGCCCGGTGGCGCTGTCAGGAGGTGCTTGGGGCGTCATGGCCGGGTCCATGCCCGGCTCTTGTTGTGCATTCATGGCTTGAACTGGTGGCACTTGTTCCATGGGCGCGGCCGGTTCGGGCAGGTTCGGGTCTTGCCCGGCTTGGTCCTTGAAGCCGGCGCCGGCCGCAATCGTGTCGGCAATTGGCGCCACGGTCGGGTTCATCGCCACCACTTGCGCGGCCTGCAGGGCGCTGAACATGGATTCAACCCGTTTCAGCATGCTCTCGGTGTCGAGCTTGGAGACTTCGCCGCGCAGCTTGTCCAGACCGGCCTGCAGCGTCTCCAACTGGATCTCCTTGGCGCGTGCGCTGTCGGCGTTGTCCTTCTGCATCAGGGCCGTTTCTTCGGGCGTCGGTGCCTTGGTCGGGTCGCGCTGGCCATTGAGCTTGCGAATCCGGGCTACCCACTCGTCCTTGTTCTTGATTTCTGCTGAATCAATGACCAAATCCAGCACATTCATGACCACTTGCGGGGCATAGGTGGCAATCTTGCCCAGCAGTTCCATCATTTGCTCCAGGGCGGCCTGGGCGTAGGTTTCGCGGTAGTCGCGTTCACCGATGATGTAGTCGCATTCGCTGTTGGCGATGTCGTTGAGCGTGGTGCCGTCTTCCTGCTGGTCGTTCACCGTGACCCATTCAATCGGCTGGCCTTCACCCACGATGCGAATCACCTGTTTCTCGGTCATGAACTGCTCGATGTGAGACAGGCGCAGCTTGCCGGCCAGTTGCTTGGCCAGGCGCAGGTTGTCGGGCAGTTCGCTGGTGGTGAGTGAGCCCTGATCCTGCTGTAGCCCAATGGCCTTGCCTGAAATCGCATTGGAGTCGCGCCCCAGATTGGCATCGGTCACGCCGCCCACGTTGCGCAGCATTTCACGGTCGAAGGACAGCAACTCAAAGTTCATCGCCATGTCGGCAGTTGGCTTCTCGAACTTCACGTTTTCCAGGTGATCCACTTCAAGCGCCATGTCGGGTCGCGCCGCCTCCTGCCTGGCCAACTCGATGTCCTTGAACGTGCCCTTTTTGTAGGTCATGCGGTTGCTCGATGCCGCATAGATGGCCTTGGAGGCGCGTTTGTTGATGTCGTCATTGATGTCACGCATGCCGCGCATCAAGCCGTAGCACATGCCATCGCGGCCCCGGCGATAGCCCCAGATGGGCACCAACAGGAAGTTTTGATGGCGCAGGGGGCTCTTGCCGTCCCACAAAGGCGCCGCTTCAGTGGCAATCATCACGCGCATGCGCTGGGTCACGGCTGAATACATCTTCCAGCGATCGGTTTCAAGCTGGATGTGGCCCGGGTTCTTCGGGTTGAACTCCTTGCCGCGCTGGGGCCCGCTGGCAAAGACCTTGATGGCCTCTGGCACGCGATACCATGCTTCGATCAGGTTGACCGACAGGCGCCGGCCGGAGTCCTTCACTTCCGAGCCCCCGATGTAGGCCGAACGGTCGCGGAACTGGTGTCCGAGGCTGCTACCGCCCACCATGTCGGTCGAGCCGGTCAGGCGCTCGCCCAAGTACCAGACATCATCGCCATTGGCTGCGCCGTGCTCCACATCCGAGATACCGGCCTGCTGCACCAAATGTTGGCGGGCATCGGGCAGCAGGGCAATGGCATAGTCCAGGTCGGTCTGCTTGCGCCGGAACATGTAACGCGCGTCCTTGAGATCAAAGGCACGGGAACGCGAGTCGCGGTACACGTTGCGCCAGTCCTCCGAGCCCGAATAGACCACCGTGGCGCCAGGGTCGGTGTTGATGCCTTCTTCCAGCCAGCCCAAGCCGCCGATCACCATCTGCTTGTAGGATTTCGACTCGTGCCACTGCGCCAGATTGGCATCGCTGATGTACTTGAACACCTTGCTCTTGATTTCGGCGCTGGTCTGGTCGGCTTTCTCGCGTGGCAGCACGGTTTCATCCATGCGCATGCGCTTTTGCATGCCTGACACCCAGTCAATCGTCTGGCGTGACTCGTTGAACACCAGTGGCGCCTGGCCCCGGTCCATCAGCAGTTGCGCGTCTTCCTCGCGCCACTGCAAGTGGTCGTAGTAGTCGTGGTCGATGGCCATCTGCAAGCGTTCTTCGCCCTGCAGGTCGCGCTCGTCACGCAGGGTCGTCATCAACGTGGCATGGCGCTTGTGCGTGTCCTCGTTGGCATTGGATGGCGAGTCAGGGTTGATGACCTGCTTGTCAGGCATCTTGTTGACATCGACGGGCTCGTCTGGTGATGGGCCGAACATTAGATAAGCTCCTGGTGGATGATGTTGCCATTGACTTTGGCCGTTGCTTCAATGCCATGAATGGCGCGTTTGAGGTCCAAATGTCCCGGCTGGTCGCTTGGCATGCGGATCAGGTCAGGCAGGCCGTCCACGATGATGTCCACGATTCGGAACACGGTCGACTGGTCGGGGTAGAACCCCATGCTGGTGGCTGCATTCATGGCCGCCGTCAGCAGGTAGGGTGTTGGGCCCCCACTGGCGTCTGAATACTCGTAGGCGTTGTCCTGGGGGATGGCATAGGCGCCGCCATCGAGCTTAGCCACCACCGGAAACAACACCATGCAGGCTTGCGGCTCCTTCTTGCCCACGTCCAGCCATTGAAAGCTGACCACGATGTCGCCCTTGATGCGCTGCTCCCATGTCCGGTCGCCGCCA